TGGTAAAGGTGTAGACCCTTGGTACGATAAGGTTGAAAGATGGGTTAAAAAGAAATTCAAAAATCCATTTATACAACATCTTGCATTAGGTTTTATTGAATGGTTAAAACAGAAATGGATTGATGTCAAAGTTGCAAACACGATGAGAGATATTGACAGACAATCAGAAGAAATTAAAAAAATTTGGGAAGAAGAAGATAAACCTAAAACAACTATAATTACTACGCCATCAGAAGTCAAAGGTTTAGATGATATGGAGATAAAATATGACGGTGGTTCATAGTGTAAATATTATGATAGTCATGTTGTTGATTTCTGTGGCTATTGTGATATACTACATAATGAGATACGATCATTTTTGGCCAAATGACTAAAAAGAAAGAAGAACGTGAGTATGCAAAGAATCGTGAAGAATACTTTCGTGAGTTTCATAGAGTGATCGCACCAGTAGTAGTTTTAAAGGTAGAGGGTAAAGATGATTAAATATTTGGCAATACCATTAATATTAGTTGGATGCACAGCGCCAGTTACAGATCCACCAGCTCATGCATGTAGTCCTCGTTTGGATGGTCAACCTACTTTTTGTCCACCTCCTGATTATATTCCATCAAAACCAAAACCTCTTATACCTAGAGAATCAGCAAGGGGAGAGATAGATATATGGAATCCACATCATTTCATTCACATGGAACAAATGTTTATAAGAAATGTAAGAAGAAATAAAATAGAAAAGAATATGACCCAACCAGAAGATGCTATAAATAAAGCACTTATGGAGTTTAATAATGGCGACAGAAATTGATATAGAACAGAGCACTCAAATAGCAGCTCTGGAAAAAGATGTAGAACTTCTTCGTGAAGAGGTTGATAAGTATAAAGATAAGGAACACGAACAGTTTAATAATAGAATTAGTAAATTAGAGAAGTGGGTCTGGGGTTGTAGTGCAGTCATTGCTGCTGTTGTCACTCTTGGTGGTATCATTCCCAAATTTGTTGATGTTGGTGGTGATACTGCAGAAAATAATAGAAAGTTTCTTGATTCAGTTGTAATACCTTCCTTGCAGAAGCCTGGATGGGATTCACAATTCTTTAAGGCATGGCAAAAGAATAAAGGATGGGAACAGTATAATTAAATAAGTTATGCCACAAGAACAGTATCTAGGTAATCCTAATTTAAAAAAAGCAAATACCGCATTTGAATTTACTGCAACTCAGATTGAGGAGTTTATCAAATGTAAGGATGACCCTGTATACTTTGCAAAAAATTATATTCAGATAGTTTCTCTAGATAGTGGTCTTGTTCCTTTTGAGCCATATGACTTTCAAGAAAAACTCATCACGAGGTTTCACAAACACAGATTCAATATCTGTATGATGCCTCGTCAGACTGGTAAGTCTACAACTTCTGTGGCTTATCTCTTGCATTATGTTGTGTTTAATGATAGTGTGAATGTAGGTATTCTTGCAAACAAAGCTGCAACTGCAAGAGAACTATTGGGTAGGTTACAACTTGCATATGAAAACTTACCTAAATGGATGCAGCAAGGTGTCCTAGCTTGGAACCGTGGATCATTGGAGTTGGAAAATGGATCAAAAATACTGGCAGCATCTACCTCTGCAAGTGCAGTTAGAGGTATGTCTTTCAACATTCTTTTTCTGGATGAATTTGCCTTTGTTCCTAATCATATTGCTGACTCGTTCTTTGCCTCTGTATATCCTACTATCACTTCTGGTAAGTCAACGAAAGTCATAATGGTTTCAACCCCTCATGGGATGAACCATTTTTATAGAATGTGGCATGATGCAGAACGTAAACAAAATGAATACGTTCCTACATCAGTTCATTGGTCTGAAGTGCCAGGTAGAGATGAGAAGTGGAGAGAACAAACAATTGCAAACACCTCAGAACAACAGTTCAAGGTTGAGTTTGAGTGTGAGTTCTTAGGATCTGTAGATACACTTATTAATCCAGCAAAACTTAGAGCCTTGGTATATGATAAACCATTACAATCTAGTAATGGATTAGATGTATATGAAGAACCAAAGAAAGATCATGAATATATGTGTACTGTTGACGTAGCCAGAGGTATGGATAATGATTACTCTGCATTTGTAGTGGTTGATATTACATCATACCCACATCAGGTAGTAGCCAAATATAGAAACAATAGTATTAAACCAATGTTGTTTCCTTCGATAATACATGATACAATAAGAGGGTACAATAATGCATGGGTTTTGTGTGAAGTGAATGATATCGGAGATCAAGTAGCTTCAATATTAAATTATGATCTAGAGTATCCTAATTTACTTCAATGTTCTATGAGAGGCCGTGCTGGTCAAATAGTAGGACAAGGATTCAGTGGGAAGAAAACTCAACTTGGAGTAAAGATGTCCAAAGCAGTTAAGGCTTTAGGATGTTCCAATCTCAAAACTATGGTTGAGTCTGATAAGGTTTTATTCAAAGATTATGATATTATATCTGAACTAACTACATTCATACAGAAGAGAACATCATTTGAAGCTGAAGAAGGATGTAATGATGACTTAGCTATGTGTTTAGTCATATATGCATGGATGGTAGATCAAGATTATTTTAAAGAATTAACAGACCAAGATGTAAGAAAGAGATTATATGACGAACAGAAGGAACAGATAGAACAAGACATGGCTCCTTTTGGATTTATATCTGATGGATTGGATGAGGATGAGTTTGTAGAAGGAGGAGATAGATGGACAAAGGCAAAAGGTGATGAGGTATTTTCTACATATGGTGATGCCAGCTATATGTGGGAATATTATTAGGTACTACACATGATTCCATTTTTACTTTTCGGTTCAAGTTTTTTAAACTTTGCGTTCTACATATATGCAATTGGATTTGTAGTTGCATTAGTATTAGAACAGTTTGTAAAAGACAATGAGAGAAATCTTTACATTGTTCAATATAATAGAAAATATTTGTGGAGACAGACATGGGTTATAAATCTCCTTTGGTTTATGGTTAATATAGGTTTGTATATAGCTTCTAGAAATGTACAACCTGTAGGGGATAATTTCTGGAATGGAATCTGATGGACTTAGATGATCAATTTGATCTAGAACATCTTTTTCTTAAAGAAAGAATATGCCGTGTATGCGGAGAAGAAAAAAATTTGATTGATGGGTTTTATTTAACTAGAAAGAATAGAGGTGGTAATGCTTCCTCTTATTCATATGAGTGTAAATTATGTACTATCAGTAGGATTTCAAAATCAAGAAAGAAAAAAATAGTGAGTTGGGAATATCCTGATTGGTAATGTTCATGTATTGTTTCCCCATATGTAAGTAAGGTAAATAATAAATAAATTTAGATAAAATACTGACACGCAGAGGAAATCAGATGGCTGGTTTAGGCTTAGTCTCGCCTGGTATAAAAGTTAAGGAAGTTGACCTTACTAGGGGAGGAATTACTGGAGTGAGTGATCAGACTGGTGCCATTGCAGGCCCGTTTGTGAAAGGCCCAGTAGAAAATCCACAATTAATAGAGAGTGAGAAAGATTTAGTTGAAACTTTTGGAGAACCACAGGAAACAAGTTCTCAATACGAATATTGGTTATCAGCTGCTTCATATCTTTCATATGGAGGAGTTCTTAGAGTCGTAAGGACAGACGGCACAAGTTTAAATAACGCAAACGCAGCAGTTGCTAGTGGTGCTGGAAGCTCACTAAGTAGTTTAAAAATTAAAAATACTGACGATTATTTCAATTCATATGAGTCAGCAACAACTTGGTACTACGCTGCAAAAAACCCAGGCACATGGGCAAATGGATTAAAAGTTTGTACAATAGACTCAATCGCAGACCAAACACTAAGTGGTGTTAGTACCGCTGGTGTTGTTGTTGGTGCTGGAATCACACAGGCATTTGGTGGTGTTACGGTTGGTGGTATTGGTACATCATTAGTTTTAAATGGACACCTTTCTGGAACAGTTACAGGTGTTGGTGCAAGTTCAATAGATGTTAAAGTTATAAGTCAAGTCGCTGTTGGTGGAAGTGTTATTGCAAAAGATTATGAAAAAGGTAGTGCTTTTGAATTTAAGACCACTAGAGACGTAATCATCGCTGGTGCGACTGGTGCTGCTACAACTTCTATTCAAGTAACAAGAAATATTGGTGGAACAAACCAAGGCACATTAACAGTTGGTGAAGAATTAGTTCTTCTAAACAAAACTGCATCAACCACAGTTGATAACGCTGGTGGAGCGGCACTAAGTGTAAGTGCAACATCTGTTAACGTTGCTAACGTAAGTGGAATTACTGCTAACGTTTCATTACTTTTAATTGGTAGTGAATTGATGGGAGTTGGAAATATCTCAGGTAATGCGGTTGGTATTTCAACAAGAGGACTTGGTGGAACAACTGCAACAGCACATAATGATGGTAGTGTAATTACTGCTGTTACTGACGTTGGAGCTGCAACAACAATTGCAACATCTAATGGTGGTGCTTCTGATACAAATATAGTTGTGAATGCTTTAGTGGTATTGATGTTGATGATTTAGTTGTAGTTGTTGGTGTTGGTACTGCTGCAGAAACAATGAAAGTTACTGGTATAACAACCAACTCTGCATTACAACCAACTACAGCCACTGATTGGTACGATTCACAAACATTAGGTTTAGATAACGCAACTGTTTACTGGAAGAGTATCGCACCAAAACCACAAACTTCTGCATATGCAAACTCTAGAAGTTCTAGATTTGATGAAATGCACGTTGTTGTGGTTGATGATTCTGGAAAAGAATCAGGAACTGCGGGTCAGATACTAGAAACTTTTGTTAATCTTTCTAAAGCAGAAGATGCAAAACAGTTCAATACACCAGTTTACTATAAGAATTTCCTAGCAAATAACTCAGAGTATGTGTTTGCTGGTGCAAAACCAAATGGAACTCCTTTAACAGGTGCAAACAGTGCTGCAAATATTGCTGCTGGTTCATGGGGACAGGTTACTCAAGGTGTAAGTTTTGTGGGTGTTGGTAAGTCCACATTCTCATTAGAGGGTGGAAAAGATTACGGTGGTACATTTACTGCACCAACATATCCTACAACTCTTGGAGATATAATTTCTGGATATAATGAGTTTACAAATATCAGAGAGTATCCAGTTAATTACCTCATCATGGGGCCTGGAATGGGAAGTAGAGAAGAAACAGTTGGTAAAGCTAACAAGTTAATCTCCATTGCATCAGACAGAAAAGATTGTATCGCAGTTGTTGGCCCATCTAAATCAGATGTGTTAAGTGGTGGTGGTGTTGCTCCTGTTCCTATAGTGAATAGTGACACTCAAACATCAAATATCTTAGCAACATGTAATCAATATACATCATCTTCTTATGCTGTGATTGATTCTGGTTATAAGTACATCTTTGATCGTTTCAACAATAAATTCCGTTATATTCCAACCAACTCTGACGTTGCTGGTATGATGGCGAGAACATCTCAGAATTCATTCCCTTGGTTCTCACCAGCTGGTGCTGATCGTGGTGTAGTGAATAACGCAGTCAAACTTGCATATAACCCATCTCAAGCACAGAGAGATCTACTATATACTAAGAGAATTAATCCAGTTGTTGCTTTCCCTGGCCAAGGAATTATCCTCTTTGGTGACAAAACTGCACTTGGATTTACATCTGCGTTTGATAGAATCAACGTTCGTCGTTTATTCTTAAATGTAGAAACTGCAATTGAGAGAGCTGCAAGAGCACAACTCTTTGAATTTAATGATGATATTACAAGAGCAAACTTTGTTAATATTGTTGAACCCTTCCTTCGTGATGTTCAAGCGAAGAGAGGTATCACAGACTTCTTAGTAGTTTGTGACGAGTCAAATAATACCGCTGATATTATTGACGCAAATGAATTCCGTGCTGATATCTTTATCAAACCAGCACGTTCGATCAACTTCATCGGACTAACATTTGTTGCGACACGCACAGGTATTAGTTTTGAAGAGGTAGTCGGCACAGTCTAACCACCATCTAATTATCACAGGAGAGAAAAAAAATGCCTCAGCAAATCCCAAATAAAGGGGCTAATGCGAGAACCCTAGATACGTTTAAAAGTAAACTACTAGGTGGTGGTGTTCGCCCTAATTTTTTCGAGGTTGAGATTAATTTCCCAAGCCATCGCAATTGACCAAAACGATGTTTCAGACAAAATACGTTTCCTAGTAAAAGGTGCTAACTTACCAGCATCTATTATTACTCCAATCGCAATTCCATTCAGAGGAAGAGAATTGAAGATTGCTGGAGAAAGAAGTTTTGATACTTGGACAGTAACAGTCATCAATGATAATAACTTTACTATCAGAGATGCAATGGAAAAGTGGATGAATCTAATTAATAAAACATCTGATAATGCTGGAGAGGTCGATCCTACAGTGTATCAACAAGAAGCATATGTCTATCAATTAGCTAGAGCACCAATCGTTGGCCCAACAAATTCGCCAGCATCATCTGCTGATAATATTCCTATCTTGAGATCTTATCATTTCCACGGTGTATTCCCAACTAACGTTTCTAGTATAGATCTTTCTTATGATAGTAACAATGTTATCGAAGAATTTTCAACAGAATTCCAAGTTCAGTGGTGGGAAGCTCTTGACGAAAATAACGACGTTGTTGTAGGCTGATAAATAAACCATAAGGTTAATTATAAAAAATGGCTAAATTATTCGGTTTCTCCATTGAGGGGGCTGACGATAATAATCTGCCACAGGGTGCGGTATCTCCTGTTCCGCAA